ACTCCATGTTTGCAAACGAACCCATCATCATTCTAGCTTCAGGCTTTCTAAAGATACGCATGTATCTATCAACGTAACCTGCACCAACATCTACATCAGATTGAGTAAACAATCTAAAGATTTGTGTAAGTAAATTGTTTTCTTTTGAATCTAACTCTTGCCAATCTTTTACATCGGTGTGTAAAGGTACTGACTCCGGCATCCAGTGCATTTGGTTTTGCAACACGTAGTAGTCAAACATCCACGGATTGTCAAAAGGTTTGTAGTAATCTCTTGTATCTAATAAACTCATGTGTTCTCCTTGTTAAATCTCTTAACTAAATATTTTAAATTTTCAATTACGTATCCTGCGTAATCTTTTGTTTCTGCAAAAGGTGTTTTGGTTTCGTCAACATAATCTAGCCATAACCTACCAGTAAATCCTTGGAATTTAGGTGTAAATACTTTATCGAAATCTTCTTGTTTCATAATTAATCCTTTGGTAAATAAACTATAACAGCAGAGTTACATTGAGGGCAGCTTAAATTAGTTTCCATAATGTACTCATCGTTCTCATCTTCTATGTCGTGATCTCCACCCCATATTAATTGTGTTCCACAATGCCAACAGTTCATACTATCTAAAAGGCTTTATATCTTGTATCCAAGTTACCAAAGCCCATCGTTCTCCTTTTGTTATTGGTGTTACTTTATGCAGAACATAACTAGGAAACAACACCATGTCTCCAACTTCCATATGTATTGGTCTGTCTGCTCCTTGTTTTAAAACAATCTCACCACCAGCACAGGTGTCAGAAAGTAAAATAGATACAGATATTTTTCTATTAGAATAAATACCATCACCTATATCAGTATGCCAATCATAATGGCAACCTTCTTTATAATGTAACAGTTGTAGATTATCAAAGATACCTGCAATATCAAATCTAAAATAATCATCGTTATAAATTTTAACAGTTTCAAAAATCATTTCAGCTAGTGCTAAGTCTTGGAAAGGATAGACATCTACTTTTCTAACATCATTAACTTTAGTAGATTTTTTATCGTTTCCATGTACTTTACCTTCCCATTTTTCTACAGTCTCAGATTGTCTTTTAATCATCAAACATTCTGATTGGCTCAAAAAGTTATGAATGTTTTTAAACATCTCAGGCTTGGGATTGTTTGGTTGTTGTAAGTACATACTATCCCTCACAAGCTATACACTCAACGTCATCTAATTTAATACGCTGAACTTTAATGTTTACGTTTTCTGCATTTCTTGCAGCATTAGTTCTAAAGTAATACAAAGACTTTAGTTTGTTCATACCATACCAGTGTACATCATTAACGTACTGCATGTACTCATCGTGTACTTCTTGTGGCTCTGTAGCTTTAGGAAGTGTAAAGAAAAGATTAACGGATTGTGCTTGACAAATAAACTCTTGTCGTTTAGATGCATGTTCTATAATCCATATCTGATCTATTTCATTAGCAGTTTTAAATACTTCTTTTTCTTCATCAGTTAGTATATCAAGATGTTGTACTGAACCCTCGTTACCTGCAATGTCTTTCCACAGTGCAGTCAGTTCTTCTTTCTTTAATCCTTTATCTTTTAATACCTCTTCTAGGTATTTGTTTTTAACTTGGAAAGAACCTGAGAGAGTCTTGTGCGTATAAACGTTAGCACGATAAGGCTCAATCGAAGGAGATGTCCCACCACAAATAATACTAGAAGAAGCATTAGGAGCAACAGCGAGAAGATGAGCATTCCTCCTGCCACTACCACTGACATCAGGTGCTTCCCCACGTTGGTCAGCCAAGTTTTCAGAAGCTCTGAGTGCCTGTGTTTTAATGTGTTTAAAAGCTTTGTAGTTGAAGCCCGTAGCGAAGATACCTTCAAAAGGAATGTTGCGTGATTGGAGATACGAATGGAATCCCATCGCACCAAGACCCAACGACCTTTCTCGATAAGCCGAGTAGGCAGATTTAGTAAAGCCTTCTTTGCCCGGCTTAATATGTTTTTGAAACCTTTTAAAGTTTGCATTGTACTCTCCCAAGTTATCTGTGTCGACAGCGTTATCAATATAATGTTGAAGAACATTGTCAAGCATGGTAATTAAATCTTCAATGAACATTGGATTCTCACTCCATTCATCAAAGTATTCTAAGTTTACGGAAGACAAACAACAAACTGCTGTTCGTTCTTCGTTAGTAGGTAAAGTAATCTCAGAACAAAGATTGCTCTGTTTGATTTCTAATCCTAAATCTTTTTGTTGTTTAGGTAAAGCTTCGTTACATCTATCAATGTTAATCATATAAGGCTCACCTGTCTCGGCTCTAGCATTAATGATTTGCCACCATAAGTCTCGGGCATTTACAATCTTAGTAGGCTCATTAGTCTTAGGGTCAATTAATCTAAAGTCTGCGTCTTCTTCAACAGCTTTCAAGAACTCATTGGTAATGTTGATACCATTATGAAGATTAAGATTTTTCCTGTTGATATCACCACCGGATTCTTTACGCATGTTAATGAACTCTTCAATCTCCGGATGAGATATGTCCATGTATGCTGCATAAGAACCACGTCTTGTAGTGCCTTGATTAAAGGCTAACATCTGTGAATCTACGACATGAATGAAAGGAATTGAACCAGTAGAACGACTCCCGTGAGTAGTAGATATACCGTTACTCCTAATGTCACCCCAATATCCACCAATACCTCCACCCGAAGATGCCAACCATATATTTTCATCATAGTGATCTGATAAACCAGTCCTGCTATCAGGTACATAATTAAGGAAACAGCTAATAGGAAGCCCACGACTTGTTCCCCCGTTGCTAAGTATAGGAGTGCTAAACATGAACCAGCAATTGGAACTGTAGTGATAAAGCCTTTGAGCCAATTCAAAGTCTGTGTTACCTTTGTATGTAGCTGCGAAGACTGATGCTCTTGCGAAGGCTTCTTGTGCATGTGTTTCGTTCTCCCATAAGTATCTATCCTTGATCGTATCAAGACTAAACTTATCTAATAGTTTTTCATTACTGTAATTAATTTTTATACCAAGGTATTCTTTTATACCTACTTTGTCTTCTACCATTATGTGTTCTCTGTGTCGTGTACGTAAAGCATTATTATAGCATAGTGTAATATTTTAAGCAAGTCTTTTCTGTTCTTTCCTTCTTTATTTCCATAACGTTTAGCGTACTTCATAATATTACCAAGACTAAAACCCTCACCATGTCCCGAATCAATAATAACATCGGTAGCCTGATATTTATCGGATGCATAATGCTGACTGTATGTAGCATCAATGTATCCTTTAAGCTCTTGTAATAATTTGTCTTCATTAAATTTATAATTATTATTTTTCATTTTTCCATTCCTTCGGTAAAGTCTCTTCACTATACCATGTAAAATTATTTGTTTCAGCCCATTCAGCATGGGTACGTTTTGTTCCATCTTTCCTTACCTTTGCTCCCGGCATAGGAGAGAAAGGCTTTTGAAATAAAAATATTAACTCAGTATTTTTAGGTAAGGCTTTTCTAATATGAATATATTTACTGTACTCAGCGTGGTCCCAAAATCTACCTTTAGCTTCCAATAAAATTGTTTTACCATCTATCTCTCTAACAAAGTCAGCTTCGTATTTATGTTCAACAAAATACTGTATGACATCCCAATGGTGTTTCCAGTCTTGAAGTATTCCTAAATGAATGTCATACTCCCATCGACTGTCATATCCTTTAGGTACGTTAATCTTTTTGGGTCTAGGTTTTCTAGGTACTCTTCTAGGCATTGATAAACCTGTGAGTTATCTCTTCAACTTTAGGTTCTCTTACTGTTTTGGTAAGATACGATAGACCTTTAGAGTATTCAAAGACTCTCAAACCTTGACCATCGTTAGCATCTTTATGACACTCAAATTTATGGGGACACCATACACACCCTCTAGCAATTTTAAAGTTGCCTGATGTACCTTCAGGTACTGGTTCGTAACAAAAGTCAGGAATGGTTTTGCTTTTTATTTCAGACTTAACCTTATTTATTTTAGCACCCACGTTAGGTTTGTCAAGCTCTTGAGGTTTAAAAAGTGCTAATTCTCCTGTCTCTTTATTGATTGCTAAGAATCCACCGTTACTTGTACCTTCTGCTTTTTCATATCCAGCAAGTTGAGCCATGTAACCAAACGGGTCATCCTCTGCAAGAGTACCGTTCTTAAACTTTTGAAATGCATAGTTAGATGCTGATTTAATATCAACAACTTCACCGTCTATCTTGCAATCCATGTGCCCAAGAATACCATTTACTTTGATTTCTTTTTGCTCATCAGTAACTTTATGACCACCAAGCTCTGTTAAAAACAAGACGACTCTTTCAAGTAGATGTCCATACAAAAACTTAATCATAGTTGGTGCAGTGAATCCTTTTTGTTCTCGTTTAGAGTTCATGTCAAACCATAATTGTCTGTTAGGTTTTCCTATGTTAGACATCCTAAGTGTTGGTTTACTATCAG